GCCTGTTATTACATTTGTTGAAACTGAAACTGAATAAGAAATACAATCCATTATTTTCGTCTGAAGCTAGATACTTTATAATTACAGGGGGTAGAGGTTCAGGCAAGTCTTTTGCCGTTACAGTCTTTCTTACTTTACTTACAATGACTAAAGGGATAAGAATACTCTTTACTCGTTTCACAATGACTTCAGCTCACTTATCAATTATTCCTGAGTTTTTAGAAAAGATAGGGCTACTAGGATTTGATGAGGTCTTTAGTATTAATAAAGCAGAAGTAGTAAATACAAGCAATCAATCAGACATATTATTTAGAGGAATTAGAACCTCAGCAGGAAACCAAACAGCAAGTTTAAAATCTTTGCAAGGCATTTCAACTTGGGTATTAGATGAAGCTGAAGAATTAGTTGACGAGAATATCTTTGACACTATTGATTTAAGTATAAGAGAAAAGAACATACACAATAGAGTTGTATTGATATTAAACCCTGTTACCAAAGAACATTGGATATACAAACGCTTTTTTGAGGACAAAGGTGTAGAGGGTGGTTTTAACGGCTTTAAAGACAATGTATGTTATATACATACTAGTTACCTAGATAACATAGTAAACCTCTCACAGAGCTTCCTAGAGCGTATTAAGAGCATTAAGCACAGAAACTTTAAAAAGTATCAGCATAAAATCTTAGGAGGTTGGTTAGACAAAGCAGAAGGAGTAGTATTTGAGAATTGGAGCATAGGTGAATTTAATCCTGATGGACTGCAAACTTCTTGCGGTATGGACTTTGGGTTCTCAGTAGATCCTGATAGCCTTACAGAAGTAGCTATTGATAAAAGAAAGCGTAAGATATATTTAAAAGAACATATCTATAAGAACGGCTTAAAGTCAAATGAGTTGGCTAAAATCATATTAGACAAAGTAGATAACAAACTTATTATTGCTGATAGTGCAGAGCCAAGACTAATAGCAGACCTTAGACATTTAGGGGTTAATATAAAACCTGTAAAGAAAGGAACTATTGAAAGTGGTATAACTCGTATGCAAGACTATGAACTTATTATAACTCCTGAGAGTACGAACATAGCTAAAGAATTGAATAACTATATATACGCTGACAAAGGTTCAAAGCTGTATGTAGACAACTACAATCACGCAATAGATGGTGTTAGGTATAATGTTATTTATCACCTAGACAACCCTAACGCAGGGAAGTATTATGTGCAGTAAACTAAAAACAACAAATTTCTATTATATAACAGATGAAAGTAAAAGTCAAAAAAGAAGGTGAGGTAAAAGAGTTCAAATTGATTAGTAGTTGGGAAGAAGTTTCACTTGAGAAGTGGTTGCAACTTATTGATTTTGAAACAGGTAGTAAGACGGAAGAAGCAGAGGAAACAATAGCAGCGTTATCTAATATTCCTAAGCAGTTAGTAAAGGAATTAGCTTTAAGAGATGTAGCAGTAATAATGAGCAGGATTGCAGAGCTACAACAAGAGCAAGATACAAAGCTAAAAAGGATAATTGAAATAGATGGTATTGAGTATGGCTTTCATCCTGATTTGGACAGTATAACATTAGGAGAGTATGCAGACATTGAAACATTTATTAAAGGTGGAATAGAAAATAACTTACCTGAATTGATGGCTGTATTGTATAGACCGATTAAGGAAAAGAAGAATGATATTTATGTTATTGATGCTTATGATGGAAATATTCGGCTTAGGACGGAAGAAATGAAAAAGATGTCAGCAGAACAAGTGCAAAGTGCATTGGTTTTTTTTTACAATTTAGGGAAGGAGTTGTCAGAGATTTTGCCATTGTATTTGATGGAGCAGCTGAAGGAAATGAAGACGCAATAGCAACAGAAAGCTTTGCAGAGAAATGGGGATGGTTTGGAGTGATGTATAGATTAACAAATGGAGAGATAGTAAACTTAGAAAGAATAACGAATTTAGGATTGTTAGAGTGCTTGACTTGGTTAAGTTATGAAACAGACTTAAACTCACAAAATAAAGTAAAAAGAAATGGTTAATAATAAGACATATAATAATGTAGTAAATACTTTACTTAGGTTAGGTGAGTATCACGAACAGATAAGCACTACTTCAGTTGGCGACATATATGACCTCAATCTTGAGAAGATGGAGAAGTTTCCTATTATGCACATAAACCCCACTTCAGTAACTACAGGTGATAGTCAATTGACATACAACTTTCAAATCTTTATTATGGATATGGTGTCTGAAAAGTCAGATTGGCAAACTTCACAACAAGCAGGTTTAAGCAAGTTAGTCAATACTAAGAATAACGAACAAGAAGTATTTAATCAGACTTTAGCAATATGCACAGATTTAATAGGTATGTTAAGGCATAGTTCAAGGCAATCACTAGCAGGTGTAAATGATATAAATCAACCTATATATTTTACACAAGACCAATTCACAATAGAACCTTTTCAAGAACGCTTTGACAATTTGTGTTGTGGATATGTATTTAACTTAGGAGTATTAGTTCAGAATGATTTTCAGACTTGTGATATTCCTGTAACAAATAAAGGAGCAGGGTATTAATGCTAAAATTTAAGATAGGAAGATTAATAGTTCAAATAGGATGGAAGAAATTTAAAATAACAATAAAGCTATGAAGTACGAAGACATATTAGAAATGCTAGAAGCAATAAGTATAGAGCTTGAAAGTTATAGCGACTACCCACAAGCAGCTACTAATAATGCTAAAAGAGCAAGAAAGTATAAAGAAGAAAATGGAAGCAGTTGTGGAACTAGAGTAGGTTGGACACGTTCAGCACAGTTAGCAGATAGAAAACCTATTAGCAGAGACACAATAGCAAGGATGGCATCATTTAAAAGACATCAACAGCATAAAGATGTTCCTTACTCAGAAGGATGTGGGGGTATTATGTGGGATGCTTGGGGAGGTTCATCAGGTGTAAATTGGGCAATAAATAAACTTAAACAAATAGATAAAAAATAAAATGGCAGACTTAACAACAACAATCACAGAAAATGTCGTATTGAACGGCTCAGTAAGAGGTTCTACAAATACTTTAACAACTACAGGAATAGTAGATGTATTTGAAAGAATATTAACTTGTACACATTCACAGACTACAACAGTAGCAGTATTTAATTCTACACCACATGGTGCAGATGGTGCTTTAGATGTAGAGAACTGTAAATACCTTAGGTTAACTAACTTGAGTACAGATCAAGATATGAAAATAGCTTTTGTAACATCAGCAACTAACTATCAAGTAACTGTAAGAGCAGGAGGTTCTCATATCTTATTCCAAGCTGAAGAAGCATTAATTGGTGAAGAAGATGCAAGTCCTGCTTTTCCTACATTACAAGATTTAGTTACTGTAGAAGTAAGACCTTCAGCAACAACTGATGTTCAAGTAGAAGTATTTGCAGCACTTGTATAATGAAGACAGAAGCTCTTGAAAGATATCTTAATAGCTTTGGCAAACAAGTAGTAAACAGGGCAAAAGGAAACTTACAAAAAACAAAAGGAGGAGGTACTGCATTAGAAAAGTCGATAGACTTTAAAGTTACTAATAATGCTGAAGGTTTTGCTGTACAGTTCTTTATGACCGATTACGGTACTTTTGTAGATAAGGGAGTTTCAGGAACTAATAAGGCAAGAAGTTTTAAAGATTATAAAGGTAAAGTAATTACAAGTCCTTATAAGTTTGGAACAGGCTCTTCAAGGGTTGGTAAAGCAAAAGGAGGAATGTCAGGCATTATGGCTAAGTGGGTAAAAAAGAAAGGCTTTCAATGGCGTGACAAAAAAGGTAGATTTATGAGCCATAAAAGTATGGGCTATATAATAGCAAGAAGTATTTATAGCAAAGGAATAAAAGGAATAAGTTTCTTTCAAAAGCCTTTGATGTTAGGTTTAAAACAATTTGGTAAAGAAATGCTAGGAGCAGTAAAAGATGATATAATTAACGGATTAACAACAGTAAAATAAATGGCAACAGAAATAAAACAAGCACCTTTATACCCTCAACTTCCTGTAGGTCAAGAGGTAATTTTTGTAGTATCAAATAACACAATAGTATCAGGTTTTACAAATGTAAGATTTATTGCTGATGTTTATATAAGTGATACAACACCTACAGCAATTTCTACATCTTCAATACCAACAGCTACTTTTAAAACAACTCCTAACAATGCAGGAGTAGGAATATTTGATTTCAGACAAGTAGTTGAGAATTATGTTAGTGCTGATAATATGGCTTTTGATAATAGCGAATATAAAGGAATTACAACTACTGATGACACTCCTCACCCTTTACACTTAATAGATAAATATTCAAGAAATAAAAAAGCTGCTAGATGGTTAAATATAGAGTTTAAAACACAATATACTGATCAAAATGGTGATGTTCAGATAGACACACCAATTATTGCAAATGATAACTACCGACTGTTTAATAGCTATTTAAAATATTCTGATGTTCTTACAATGGGTACAGGTACAACTGCTAACAACTTTGGCTTTAATTTAGGTAACTTTAATTTATCAAGTATTACTGATAGGTTCTTAACTAATGCACCTGCTACTCAGTATGCTAATTTAGAAGATTACGGAACTGTTGCTTTTTTATCACCAAATGACAATTTAGAGTACATAAAACTAATATACAAAAATAGTGCAGATGTTCAAATAGGGTTTACAACTGTTAATAAGAATTTAGCTACAGGTGCTTATGCTGCTCTTGGTTCAGAAATATCTAATAGACTTTTGTACTTTGGTTGCTTTCCTGCTAACTTACAGAATTGGAATTCTACTTTTCAAGCGTTAGTTTCAGCAGGAACAATACAGGGTGGAACAATAGAAGTAAGGGCTTTTGATGTAAGTAATACTGCAATTTCTAAAACATACACTATTAATGTTAATTGTCCTGACTTAAAAGGCTTTGAGCCTATAAGACTTTGTTGGTTAAACCAATGGGGTGCTTGGGATTATTACACATTTACTAAGAAGTCAGTAAGAAGCATATCAACTAAAGGTTCTACATACGAACAATTAGCAGGAACTTGGAATGAAGCAGCTTATAGAGTAGACAGTTATAAAGGTGGTAAGAAAGCCTTTAGAGTTAATGCAACTGAAAAGATAAAAATGAATACAGACTTTGTTAGTGAAAGTGAAAATGAAATGTTTGAAGAATTAATAAATAGTCCTGAAGTATATATTTTAGAAGGATATCAAACAGACGGTAGTTTCTCAGCACTTAACCAATATGTAAAACCTGTAAGGCTTACAACTTCTAGTTTTACAAAAAAGACAGTAGCAAATGATAAGCTTATTCAATATTCTTTTGAAGTAGAAAAGAGTAAAACACTAAGAACACAATCAGTATAATGAGTGTACAATTAATAGTATTTCCTCAGAGTTATGATGGACAATTTAATTCACTATCTACAACTGCAAATGAATTTGTAGTTAATGGTACAAACTTTAATACAATAAATACTTCAGGTAGTTATGATAGTAGTACTAGTGGTAATGTTATATTAGATGTTTTGACTAATCAACCACCTTCACCAATTAATACTTGGTTTCGTTTCAGGACTACATTATCAGGAACACCAACTTTACCAACAGAGATAGCAAGCAACTTAACTTTATATTCAACAACTACTTTAACTTTTTCAGGAGTATATCAAAAACTATCTAACTTAGTTGCAGGAACGACTTATGAAATGATAATAGACTTGTCTACAACAGGAACAGGTTCTGTCTTAACAAGTGCTTATAATGGTACTACTCTGATTTCACAGCCTTTACACGCAGCAAATCAAAGTCAAATCACTTTTTCTTGGACTGCTGCTAGTACAGAT